CTCGATTCCGCAGATTTATCGCGCGCAGGAGGGATTTTATGAATAAAATAACGGAAATTCCTAGAAAAAGAGTGAGCTTTCATGTAATGCGTGAAAGATTTGAATTAGAAAAAGTTATGCCTAAACTACCCGCTGATGATGAAGTTGTTAAAATTTTATCGAATGGCGGTTTTTCGTCAATATCATTTATTAGGTATTTAGCTGATACATGCGGGATAAATGAATTGCATGTAAGTAGTTTGGCGGTTGGTAAAAAACATGCTGAAGCACTCAATGTTATGTACCAGCAAAGCATATTAAAGAAAGCAACTTTTGTTGTTGGCGGTATTATGAAAGAAATGAATAATAATAAATACAATTATTTCGGCTTTTTAAAAGAAGTGTGTAAGCAAAATGACTGGAACTTGTATATAGCGAGGAATCACTCTAAAATAATTTTATTTGATACCCCTGTAGGTAAATTTGTTTTGGAAACATCCAGTAATTTAAACCAAAACCCAAGTATAGAGCATTTTAGCTTTGAGAAAAATGAAACACTTCATGATTTTTACAAAAAATACTTCTTCAGCCTTTTTAGAGAGGGGGAGGATGATGAGGGATAAGATTAAAAAATCATTACTAGAACAATTAAGGTTAAAAGGTGCTAAGTCAGAATTTTATAACGATACAATAAATGATTATATGTCATTTTGGGATACGAAAAACGCCCTTCAAAAAGATATAGAGGAACGGGGGGTCGTTTATAAAGATTTCTCTTCAGTCGGCGTAGAAATGTATAAAAACAATCTATCAGTGAAGGATTTAATCGCAGTGAATAAACAGATGATGCAAATATTAAAGGATTTAGGTTTAAATACTCCTACTGAGGATTTGGGCAACGAAGATGATCTAATATGATAAATAGACATGTAACATATTACATTGAATTATACGAAAATGGCAAGATAAAATTAAATAAGGAAAGAATACTACTTATTAATTATTTAAAAGGGCACGTGTTAAACCGTGATGATATATATTTTGATGATGAGAAAATAGAAAACTTTATAAAATTTACGGAGAAATGGTACTTTCCATTATTGCCATTTCAGAAGTTTTTGGCGGCATTTGTTTTTCTTTATTACAAAGAGAGCAATGCTGTTTTTTATGACCAATTTTTTTGGTTAATGGCTAGGGGTGCCGGAAAAAACGGTTTAATATCAGCTTTATCTCATTTTTTTATAAGTCCCTTACATGGTATCCCACGATATAATATATCAATTGTTGCAAATAGTGAGTTGCAGGCCAAAACATCATTTGAAGAAATATACGACACTATCGAAATGAATGGACCGTTAAACAGGGCATTTTATAGGACCAAACTAAGAATTACTGGAAATGACACTAAAAGCATATTACAGTACCATACATCAAATGCAGACACAAAAGATGGATTAAGGGATGGTTGCGTTATTTATGATGAAGTGCATCAATACCAAACGTTTGATGTAGTAAATGTATTTAGTAGTGGACTAGGTAAAGTTCCACATTCGAGAGAGTTCTTTATTGGTACTGATGGATTTGTTCGTGATGGCTTTTTGGATAAAACAAAAGAACGTGCTATGGATATTTTAAAAGGCAAGGTAACGGATGATCCGTTATTTCCTTTCATTTGTAAAATTGATGAAGAAAAAGAAATGCACAGTCCTGAATTGTGGGAAAAAGCCAATCCAATGTTTTCAGAACCTATGAACGAGTATGGAGAAGGGCTGCAACGCAAAGTAATGACTCAATACAGACAACTTGCCAGCAATCCAGCGGGCAGAGAAGAATTTGTTACCAAAAGAATGAACATGCCCTTAAATGATTTATCTAAGTCTGTCGCTACATGGGATGAAATAATGGCAACTAACAGACCATTCCCTGATTTGCAATATAAATCATGCATCGGGGGATTGGACTTCGCTTCAATTCGTGACTTCGCAGCGGTTGGGTTACTTTTTAAAGATGGTGACGATTATATTTGGAAAACTCATTCATTTGTAAGGAAAGGATTCTTAGAAGAATTTACATTAAAAGCGCCAATTAATGATTGGGATGAACAAGGTTTATTAACGATAGTAGATGAACCAGTTATTAATATTAGACACATAGTAAATTGGTTTGTGGATATGCGCAACCATTATGGATTGACAAAAATTATAACGGATTCATTTAGATTGGATTTAGTAAAAACAGCATTAGAGAATGAAGGCTTTGAAGTGGAATACTTACGCACTCTCTCTACTCACTCTATTTTAGCCCCACGAGTGGAAACGTTGTTTGCAAACCGAAATATTATATTTGGCGATAATCCATTAATGAGATGGTACACAAACAATGTGTATGTCCATATTAAAAAAGATGGTAACAAACAATTTTTGAAAAAAGATGAAATTAGAAGAAAAACAGATGGATTTCATGCTTTTTTACATGCACTGTGGAGGGCAGACGATTTGATTGATGAAGAAATGGATATATTCGTGGATGCGATAAATTTTTAGGAGGTGATCCGACATCTAATACTTTACAGGAGGTGAATAAATGGGTTTATTTGATATGTTCAGATCAAGAAACAGAGAACTGGAGTTTCTACTCGACTTTGATTTGATTGATGATTATTCAAAAGAAACTGCATTAAAACAGTTAGCAGTACAGACAGTTATTGGAATGTTGGCAAGAACTATTATCCAGTCAGAATTTAGAGTGAAAAAAGATAATGAGTACATCAGGGATGAAATGTATTATCGCTTTAACGTAAAGCCTAACATAAATCAATCGGCTAGTGTTTTTTGGGAAAAAGTCATAAGAAAATTAATTTATGATGGCGAATGCCTTGTTATTAAAAGTGATACAGATGATTTATTGATAGCTGATGATTACACTCGAACGGAGTATGCCATATTTGGAGACAACTTCAGAAATGTAACAGTTAAAGATTATGAATTCAAGCGTGTTTTTGAACGTGATGAAGTTATCTTTTTTGAATACGGAAACGAGAAACTATCTAATTTAATAGATAGTCTTTTTTATGATTACGGAAAGTTGTTAAGAAGGTTATTTGATTATCAAATGCGCAAAAACCAAATAAGGGCAACCGTAGACATTGAAGCGATAACTGGTAAAGAAGAAGATGCACTAAAAAGATTGCAGAACTTTATCGACAAAGCATACAAGGCGATTCGTGATAAAGACGTAGCGATTATACCACAACAAAAAGGTTTCACTTATCAAGAACATACAGACCAAAAAAATGTTGGGCAATCTGTTGAAGAATTAGACAAGGTGACAAACGGCTTTTTGAGTCAAGTAGCACATGCAGTTGGCATACCCATACCTTTGCTAAAGGGTGATGTGGCTGATGTTGAAGGTGCAACAAGGAACTATATGAAGTTTGCCATTGACCCGATTCTATGTGTGATAGAAAGTGAATTGAACATGCAATTTATTTCTAAAAGTAATTATTTAAAAGGGGATAGAATTGAAGCACAAAGAGTTCGTTACAGGGATATATTCGATGTTGCAACAGCGGTTGACAAAATACGTGCAAGCGGTGTGTTAAATGGAAATGAGTTACGTAAAGAATTGGGATATGAACCTTCTGATGACCCGATAATGGATAAGTATTTTATAACTAAAAATTATCAAGAAAGCGGACAGGCGCTTGAAGGAGGTGAGAATGAGTGAAGCATAAAATTAAAGGTGACATCATTAGTTGGAATTCAAGTATTTGGGATTTCAATAACAAAATGAGGAATATAAAAGAAGATGAGGATATTCATTTAGAAATCAATTCTTATGGCGGTGACGTTTTTCTAGGCATCGACATTATGAACACACTACGATCCCACAAAGGACAGGTAGAGGTGACTGTCACGGGAATAGCAGCAAGTGCCGCATCTATTATTTGTATGGGTGCAGATAAGATTAACATGTACTCCAATACACAAATGATGGTCCATAACGCTTGGACGTTCGCTATGGGTAACAGTAAAGAACTACGTAAAGTGGCTGAAGACCTAGAAAGCATCAACGAATCCGTTCTTGCTTCCTACACACATAGAATCGATGAAGATGTGGCTAAGACATTGCTTGATGAAGAAACTTACCTATCGGCATCAAAAGCTAAAGAATATGGTTTGATTGACAACATCATTAATAGTGAAAAAGCCGAAGCGGTTGAATCTGAAATATTTCAGAATAAGGCAGATGAATTTAACTCTAAAATTATAGAAAAAACACCTGCTGTCGCGGGATTAACCGTGAAGCTAGACGGAGAATTAAAAGAAGTGATTCAATCCATGCAAGAACAGATCAATAACTTAAAACAAAATAAAATGGAAGAAAATCAGCCAACCAACAGCGGTTGGTTATTTTAATTTTTAGGAGGAATAAACAAAATGGGTAAAATGAACTTTACAACTTATTTAGATGCAAAAAATAATTTTGCAAAAGTATCAATGGACAAGGAGGCGACTCCTGAACAAAAAACAGAGGCACTCAATGAAATGTTGGATGCTTTGCAAAAGGAAACAAGAGCAAACATTTTAGAAGAGGCTAAAACAACATCAAACGATAATGCTATTTTACAAGCACGTGGACATAACGTGTTAACTAGCGAAGAACGAAAATTTTTTAATGATGTCATTGAGAGTGGCGGGTTTAAAGATGAGGACACTTTACCTGTCACCACTCAAGAACGTGTGTTTGAAGATTTAACACATGAACATCCATTTCTATCACACATTGGGTTGCAGAATTTAGGTGCTGTAACTGAATTTATTTACAGTGATCCGGAAGGTTCGGCTGTATGGAGAGTTTTATTTGGAGAAATTCAAGGACAACTTAATACAAGTTTTCGTAAAGAAACAATCACACAAATGGCGTTAACTGCATTTTGGGCAGTGCACAACGACATGCTGGAGTTAGGACCAACGTGGGTTGAGCGTTATGTTCGTACATGCTTGGTTGAAGCTATTTCTGTTGGTTTAGAATATGGGTTTATTCGTGGTCGTGGACAATCTGAAGAAGAACCAATCGGACTAATGTATGAAGTTGGCGCAGGAGGGGCAGTTACTGAAAAAACATCTGCTGGAACATTGACTTTTGAACCTGGACGAAAAACAATCACAGAATTACGTGATGTTGTTAAGTTACTAGCTAAAAAGTTAAATGCAGATGGTACAGATGCTGACAGACCAAAACGGGTTGCCGGTAAAGTCGTTATGGTTACAAATCCATTTGACACTTTCGACATCCAAGCGAATGCTACGATTCAAAATGCAAATGGTGCATATGTCACAAACTTACCGTTTAACCCAATCATGACTGAATCTGTATTTGTGCCGGAGGGAAAGGTTTTATTCTTTGTTAAAGGCGAATATATTGCTGCGACAGGTGGTCCATTACGTGTTAAAAAGTTCGATCAGACACTAGCGTTTGAAGATGCAACGCTTTATGCAGCTAAACAGTTTGCGACTGGTAAACCTAAGGATGAGTATGCTGCACAAGTTTATGATTTGAATATCAATTATGATGATGAAGAACCAGGTGAAGCTTAAAAGGGGTGATCTAATTGGTCACTGATGAATTATTACAAGAGTTTAAAGATCGTATGAAAATAACTCACAGTATAGAAGACGACAACCTAAAAAGGTTGTTGTCTTTTTCTATTGCTGATTTAAAAGCAAAAAGTGGCGACTTTGATGTTAGTGATGATAGTGATTTAAATAAAAGAGCGAAAGAACTTGTATTTGAACGTACACGGTTTGCTTATAATGATGCGCTTGAACACTTTGATAAAAGTTTCCTTACGGACATTCACAGTTTGGGTATAGATTTGGCGGGTGGTACAGATGAGGAAGTTTGAATATAAACATCCACGAATACACTCAGGCGAATTACGCACACCTGTTGTGTTTTATGAGTATGAGCCGAACAAAGGCCCTGAACCTGGGGAAAAAGCAAAAAAGATCATTTATCAAACGTGGGCAAAAATAGACCGTGTTTGGTTACGTGATATTGAACAAGCAAAAGCAAATAACACATTATCGGATTTAACTATTACTATACGAGATCCGTTAGGTGATTATAGGCCTTCAAATAAACATTATTTAGAAATACAAGCTATGGATTATGAAGGAAGTCATTACAACATTAAAAGCGTACAGCCGGACATGCAACAAAAAGACTTTATAACAATTATTGCAGGGTTAGTCAAATGAGTGTAAAAATAACGGGATTGAATGAATTGCTTGCCGAATTAGATAAGCGTTTGGGTAAAGCTAAAATGAAGAAATTGACTGATGATGCTTTGATGGCTGGAGCAGAAGTTTTTGTTAGGGAATTAAAACGTCAATTCCAAACATTTAAGGATACCGGAGCTAGTATTGACGAAATAACAATATCAGAACCGTTTGATTATGCAGGAAATAGAACTATCCGTATTCATTGGGAAGGGCCAAAGAATCGCTATCGAATAATTCATCTCAATGAATGGGGAACAGTCAACAACCCCAACCCACGTGGAAAGGGAAAAATAGCTATCGCTTTAAGGAATTCAGAAAAAGCATATCGTGAAGTCGTTGCAAGGCACTTAAGGGAGGGTATCTAGTGGATGTTTTAAGTTTAATATACGGACACATGAATAACAATGATTATATCAAAGAACAGACAGGCAACAGAATCAAATTCTACGAATATCCACCTACTGGTGACGTGGACAAGCCTTATATCATTATTGAACCTCTAGCTACCCCTAAGCCTTCTGATTTCGCTGATAACACATGGTTAAAGTATGACTTTTTGATACAAATAGAGGTTTGGACATTAAGCAGACAGACTACTAGATTACTAACTAACGAGATTAGAGAATTGATGTGGAATAAACTAGGCTTCCACCAAACCGATGGAATTGATGAATGGGATAAAGAGACAGGCATATTTAGACAAGCATTAAGATTCAGAAGTACGTTGTATAGGAATGACTTAATAATATAGGAGTGAAATAAATGGCTGAAAAAAATTATAGGTCATCTACTGGCGTAGATGAGTTTTTTTATGGAGTTATTGGCGATGGAGTCACAGCGGAAAGTATTGAGCGGGTAAAGTTCCTTCAAAATATAACGGTTGAAATGTCGCAGGAAATTGTAAGAGCGTATGGGGATAACAAAACTGCTGAAATGGCTGTTTCTAGCGGTGATACAACTGTTTCATCGCAGTTTCACAAAATACCTATTGAAGATAAAGCGACTTTATTAGGATTGGAAAAAGACGAAGGTGTTACAGCTATTGGGAGTTCAGATAACCCACCTTATGTAGCAGTTGTTTTTGCCAAGACGTTTGAAGATGGATCAAGGGAGTATGTCGGTCTACCAAAAGGATTGTTTACCCGCCCAAACATTGAAGGGCAGACAAAAGAAGATGGAGTAGAGTTTAGTTCCGAAGAAATCGAAGCGCAGTTTATGGATCGTAAGGTTGAAGGTTTTTCAGAAGATAAATCTGTATTGTTTGCTTATGACGAAAAAGGAGAAACTACCAACAGAGATGCTATTTTTCAAAAAGTATTCGGCAAACCTTATCCAGCCGAAAATGGCGGGGGAGATGGGGCATGAGTGAAAAAAAGAGAAAAATAGATCAGAAGAAGTTTGTAGTCGTGGAAGATTTTAAGGATTTACAAGACAAAAATAAGGTATACACAAAGGGTGACATTTTCCCAACAGAAGGAAAGCCAGTTACTAGAATCAAAGAATTATCAACGACAAAAAACAAACTTAACAAAGTATTGATTAAAGAGCAGGGTTAGTCCCTTGCTCTTTTTTATTAATGGAGGGTTAAAATGGCTAATTTAAAAAGAAACATGATTGAGCTTGTGAAAAATCCCGAAGAGGTTCGCAAAGGTGGGGAGGTTGAGCTTGAGAAGTATTGGACACCAGCATTTATTCCTTTCTCTATCGTACGTGATGCGATAGGACTTGAGGCGGAACTCGAAAGTGGTGAAATGTCAGAACTGGATATGATGGACAAACTGGCTGATTTTGTTGCCACCAATATTTACGCTGGACAATTTGCAAAAGAAGATATATATGAACGTTTACATGCACCGGATGCCGTTGAGACTTTGCAAGAACAAGTTCTATTTGTTGCTAGAGGTCAACAGAGTGATTCAACAAAAAAATTCCTGGAGAGGAAGAATTAAGCGAAGAAGATTTCTCCTCTCAAAAGCAGGCTGAATACATGGATAGATTAGTGATGGATTTAGTGAAAGAGGGCAAGGACATCAATGAAATAATGAGTATGCCATTTCATTATCTGTTAGGAATGCTTGAAGAGCGTAATAAGCCGAAAGAGAAAAAATCACTAATTGCAGCATTTGGTGGCGGTTCTCCTGTGAAAGAAAGGAGGTAAAGAAATGGATAAAATTAAAGGGTTGTCAATAGGTTTAGATTTGGATTCTTTAGCAGTTGAACGAGGATTGACAGGCTTAAAGGACAGATTAAGAACCGTCAACCAAGAAATGAGACACAACATGAGTTCGTTTGATTATGCTGACAAGTCGATGAAAAAATATGAAACAAGCCTTGATGGACTTAACAAAAAACTTGAAGTGCAAAGAAAAACGACAGAAACAGCAAAAGAACGAATGGAAGAAATGACCGAAGAATACGGTGAAGGTTCGAGACAAGCCGAACAGGCAACTAGAGAATATCATAGACAAGCAGCGGAGCTAAACAATTTAGAACGACACATACAAAGAGTTACCGAAGAAATGAAGGAATTTGAAAAACAACAACAAATACAAAGTTCAGCTACTTATAAAATGGGTGAATCTCTAACTAATTTCGGAGGAAGTTTACAGGTTGTTTCCGATAAAGCTAAAAGTGTTGGTAAAAGTTTAACAAAAAGCATAACTTTACCAGCATTAGGTGTCGCAACAGCTATTGGTGGAATTACCGCAGCGTTTGGATGGGATAGGTTAGTTGGACTAGATACGGCTCAAGCGCAACTAAAAGGACTAAGTTTTAGCACGGAGGAAGTCGGCAGAATATCCAAACAAGTAACCAATGCTATTCAAGGCGGAATGACAACAATGGCAGAAGGTACTGCTGTGGCAGCAGGTGCTTTAGCTGCAGGAGTGAAAGAAGGTAAGGAATTAGAGAGGTATATCAAACTTGTCGGTGATGCTGCGGTTGGAGCTAAAAGGCCGGTTGAAGATATGGCGCAAATATTTAACCGTGTGCAAGGCTCAGGGCGCTTAATGACCCAAGAACTCAATATGATTGAACAAGGTATGCCCGGATTTGCACAGGCAATGGCAGACCATTTAGCAGGCGGTTCACTAGAATCCTTTAGACAAATGGTGACAAATGGAGAAGTTGGTTCTGAAGAGTTTTTGGAAGTGATGGAAGGCTTTGCAGGCGGCATGGCCGAAGCTTATGCCGATTCGTGGCAAGGTATGGTCGCAAATACAAAAGCTTATATTGGAATTATCGGAGAAAACTTGTTAGGTGGAGTTTTTGAAAAGTCGAAGGAATCAATATCTGAATTTATTGACGTGTTATCTTCAGACGAAATGGCGGAATGGGCAGAGGAAACAGGAGAAAAAATAGGTGAAGCATTTAACAATATAGTTGATAGTGTTCGTGGCGCTATAGATTGGTTTAGAGAATTGGATTCAGCTAAACAAGGATTAATACTTAAATTGGCCGGTGTAGCCGTTGCGGCCGGACCGTTATTGTTGGTGTTTGGTACTATTGGCGGTATTGTTGGTAAGCTTACTTCTGGATTAGGCGGATTATTTAAAATTCTAGCCCCATTAACCACAGGCATAGGCAAAGCGGGAGGTTTGACGGCTTTACTAGGCAAGGCATTCGCTGTACTCACTGGACCAATAGGAATAACCATTTCGATTATCGGTGCATTGGTGGGCGCTTTTATCCTAGCATATAAGAATTCAGAGACTTTTAGAGAAGGCGTAAAAAACATTATAGAAAACTTGAAAGAATTAGGCGGTGCTGTGCTAGAAAAAGTAAAAGAAGGCATAGGTGCGGTTGCTGATTTTTTTAAAGAACAGCTAGATAAAATAAGGCAGTTTTGGGAAGAAAACGGCGAAATCATAATGGAAGCCTTGACCACTGTATTAAAAGTGGTGAAAAACGTTTTTGAACACGGCATATTGCCTGTCATAAAAATAGTTATGGGAATCGTGCTAACTATTATCAAAATGGTTTGGGAGAACATAAAAGGTATTATTAGCGGTGCTTTAGATGTCATTATGGGAGCAATCAAGGTTTTTGCAGGTTTGTTTACAGGCGACTTTCAAAAGATGTGGGAAGGCATAAAGCAATTATTTTTTGGAGCAATCCAAATTGTTTGGAACTGGATACAACTTCAATTTATCGGTCGTATTTTAAAGGGCGTAAGCGGTTTTTCTAAAAACCTAGTCAGTACACTTAGGAATGGTTGGAATAAAGCTATTGATGGAATAAAGGGTTTTGTCAGTAAAGCAAAAGATTGGTTTAAGGATTTATTGGATAGAGGACTGA